GGATAATCCCCGGGAGAAGTGGTATCATGCCACTGGATTTGAGCTTTAAGCTCACACATATTTCTTTCACGCAGTTTTATGTGGCTATATAGTGCGTATATCGTATCGGTATATGTATTTATTTAGATAAACATCGTACGCGGTGTTTGTCTTATATATTTATTATTATTATGTTGTCGTACGCGGCAATATAATAAGGATTATTAGTGCTGCCAACACTTACTAGACCTTCTTACGGAGGAGGATAGTCAATTCGTATACAGGTTCCCCGCGATGGAGGGGCGGGACCAAACCTTTTACTAACCATTATATCATGGTGGCATTTGATATTTGAGATAACAATAAATCCATCGATCCAATGTTTGGATCACCCATCAATTGCTAGATACTTATTTATTTGTATCGCATTTAATTAATTAATCGGTGATTACTTATTTACATTTGTAACGCGATTTTATTTATTGTAGGATTATTACTATTTCAGGGTATTGTCAACACCCGTTAGGCCTTCTAGCGAGAAGGATAATTATATATGTATACACTCCCCCGCGATGGCAGGGGCGGGATCAGAGTAGTTTACAGCCATACATTTTTGGTGACATAAAATGATTGTGCATTTGCACAAACCAATTTCGACACTCTCATAGTTCACATTTTTCTTTCAAATTCGAGCCTTGTTTCTTTGCTCGAGAAACATTTAACACAACATGAGCGAGAGTCAGTTTCTATATGTTGATATAGATTGGTGTCTGTTACACCAAAGGTTTGTTGTTAACCTTAATAACACCGGATGTTAACCCGTTATATTAACCGTCATATTACGTAGGCAATAGGAGACGCACGTCCTATAGCCTCTGGCCATGTAGCCCTTGTTTAAACCACATGATTTATGCACTTAAACATTTCTTAAGCCGCCAATTAGGAGTCTTTGATAGATACCTATGCGTCGCACACCAGGTTTTGAACCATTATGTAGGTGAAAGGAGATTAAGAATCTCAATGTATTTTATTGTATTATTATCATGTACCCTATATCAGTACTTTATATCAGTACCTGATTATTTATTTTGGCGATTTGTAAAACAAGTCCCTTTAATATATGTATTTTATAGGAGTTTGAACGAAGGGCTAAGGCGCCAAAATGCTGATATTAATTCGGATACCGGACAATGTCGTATGACATTGACGACAGTTAGTGATACCCAGTTTGTACCATTACCTGTACCTGTTATCATAATGACATGGGTATTCTTATTGATAGGTAGTTATGTATATTATTGTATTATGGTGTGGTTTCTACCATCCGATGATATTTATTGGGGCTTTAAAATAGTTCCCCCACTAAATGTAATTTATAATTGTGTGTTAATTGAGTTTAAAAATTGGCAGAAGCGCCGTACTTATTATGGCTTATCGCCAGACGTTAGTGTAGGACCACTCAATTTCACATTAACAACAGTTAGTGACACACAATATGGTGGTTGGAGTGATTTCATTATAGTTAGTTTTATTCTATGTACTATAGTATTTATAAAACAGTTATTTCGCGATATCTTTAGGATATATTTCTCTGATTTTGTAATTTATTTGAACTACTATAGATCAATACGGGGTTGGTCCCGTAATATCTGGTGCAAGATATCAAGTCCTGAACCCATAGCCCCTAGTTTACTAGTAGATGGTATAGTACGTTTAGGTGTAGATGTTTCTAGACCTATGCATAGAGTGTTTAGTGGGATGGAGAATGTTTTGATATGTTTGTGCGCTATAATTAAATCGCCAACCAAAGAGGTGGGTATGTTAGCTTTTAAGATGCTTTATAGTACTTACGCTTCCGTAGCCAACCTTGTTAGTGATCAATTTAGCTCGTTAGAGAAACTTGTGCTTAAATTACAAGATATTTTTGCCAAGTATCGTTCTTCAGCCGTAGCAGCTGGAGCTAGAGAAGTATATAGTGCTTTTAGGTCATCATTAGATAACCAATTATTTGAGACATTAACTATGATATTTGCCTCGTTACTGATTATACCTCTTAAAGGGGTGGTTGGTTCCGATGCTTATGCTATTAAATATCTTAAATCCTTCAAGGATAGTAGAAAGTTCACCCCAACTCAAATAGTTGATACTGTAGCAGATTTGGTTTGTCATTTCTATGATTCTGGTCATTTGTTATTAAGCGGTGATTATGGAAAGATCTTTAAGAACAATGATTTAGCTGAATATTTTAGAGATTCACAATTACTGTTAGCGCAGACTAAGAATGCCGCAGCTATTGTCGAAAAGAGAATACCTGGTAACCCTCATGGTAGTTTGTTAGCTGCAGTTAGTGCTCTGGATGATATGATCATCAGAGGTAACAAGTTGCAGGAGGTTATAGTTAGATTACCTAACAAGAATAGCTTTGCTACGGCTGCATTATTGAGATCTATCTCAGATATGAAGTCTAATGCTGCCAAGTTATCTATGTATGCTAATTCAATAGGAATCAGACGCCCACCCTTCACTGTGATGGTTCACTCTACGCCAAATGTTGGCAAGTCGAGTGTCATAGGTATTATTCAGAAGATATACCAGTCAATAGCGCATAAGGAATTGAGTGCTGCTGATGGTGGTAGCTATATCCTTACTGGAACGGATAAATTCTATAGTGGATATAACCCCGCCCAATGGTGTGCTGTATTAGATGATGCTAATGCCATTAGGGATAATGTCCAACCTGATGCTAAATTCATGGATTTGATTAGACTGATTAATACTGTATCTTACGTTCTG